AAATTCCGCTTAACCATTCGGGCTTACTGACATTATCATGAGCGCCTGACCCGGAATTGCTTTTTGCCACAATAATAGCATATCGTGGCCCATATACTGTTTCGTTGTTCCATGTACCATTATCAATAGTGTAATAGAATTTTGTCGCATTGCCAGTGTCAATGTACCTTTTCGTATACGGATTAAACCCTGCTCCGCTCGACAAAACATTGTTGTTGTCGTCAGTAAGCACCCACCATCTCGGATTTGCTGAGACGTAGTATCTACTGTTAGGCTCGACAGGCATAATGGCATAATGATAATTGTCATATGACGGTTGGAAAACAAGCGTACTTCCACTTGCGTAATATGCTCCGACTCCGTTCTCTGCGATTTTAATAAGGTTATAGCCGTCAACGGTAACATCATGTAAAGCGCTCTTTAAATCAGTTACCTCTGCCAATTTGGCAGCTACCGCAGAAGCCAGTTTCTGCTCCGTGATGGATCCATCCTGCACCGTTGTGGTCGCCTCAGGATGATTGTCCAGCCAATCCTGCACGGCCGACTCGATCACGGCCGGATCCGCGCTGCTACCCATCGCCTGGATCAGCGCGACGACTTTACCTGTGCTAATTGCCATCAGTTACCACCTGCCTTCACCCAAGTCTGAGCCACCTCATTGAAAAAGTACACGTTCCCGGTGTCCACCTCCATGAACGTGCTGCCGGTGGCGATCGTCGTGCCGACCGGTTTGGTATCGGTGCTGAGTCCAGCAGCATCGATCACATAGGCACCGTCAACGGCAATGCCTTCGGGAGTCAGAGGAAACGTCTGAGAGAGGATTCTAACCATGGTTCATCCGTCCTTTCTGTTTTGTTTGTCCTGGGAAAACAATTTACGCTGTGCGCTTCCAAATGTACACGCTGAAATAAGGCGGCATGTTACCAGGGCCGCCTGATGACATTTTTTCACTGTGCATCAGCTCCTTCTTCCGGATCCGTGACAGGAGGCTTTTTTTCTGCTGCAATGCTCTGTTTCAGCGCGACCAGCTTCTGCGCCATCTCATACATCGTGCGGCAGAAAAGGATATACTGCCCATTCATGATGGCTTTGACTGCGTTGTTGCAGTCCACAATGATCGAATCAACCAACGTTTCCATGTGATACCCTCCTTTATTTCGCGCTTGGTGCGGAATAGTATGTTTTCTTTGTTCCGCCGTATCTCCAGACCTGATTCTGACCAGTGGCTTTTGCCGCTCCGGACTGCGGTGCGACATACAGTGCTGTTGCATTGTCGCTGGAGTTCCAGCTGTGCGCACCCTCGATAACACTGTGCGAGTTATCCAGCACCCATTTTCTGCATGCATTCCACCCGAGGTTCCAAATTGTCTGGGCTGAAATTGTTGTGACAGCTGATGCGACTGCTACCCCGTCTTTTTTTGGTGTAAACGTCCTTGTATAGTCTCCAGTAGATGCATCATTAATGATCCACCCGGAGTCGTCCAAGGTCACGACAGCAGCCGCCTTATTAAAATTTACATCGGCTGTCCCCAAGAACTTTGCTTGTTCTACGCCGTTGATCTTCAGGGAATGCACTCCATGTGTGTCATTTCCCAGGATAACCTCACCGTCTGTAGCGGTCAGCGTGTACCCCTTTACATCGCCTTCTGCCTCAATGTCATTATTGCTATGCAGAGAGGATGTGGTGAGATTACCGATCAGGCCGCTATAAGATTCCAGATCACTTGTCGTAAGGTATCCGTCGATGATGAGATTTCCACCGCCACCACTGCCGGATACGTGCACATTTCCACATTCCACCGCAAGCTGTGTGGCTACATTACCTTTGCTGACCTTCAGAGCAATCTGCTCTGCCGTTTGCGTAATGCTACTGGACAGCCTGCCTTCTTCAGCCGTTGCTCTGCTGACCTCGCTTGTGATCGACTCGTTGGTGATCTTCAGCTCAGAGTCCAGTGAGCCAAGCCCCTGATACAACGAGAACAGACGAAGACCGCCATGGCTGGTCATTTCGATCCCAGACTGCCACATCTGTTTGATACCGGTGGCATCCGTCGCCTCAATGACATCCGTCAGCACTTTTGCCCAGCTGTCTTTGTCGGCTTTGGCACCACCACCGCCTCCACCGCGTGCGGCCTTGACGGCACTGGCAACCCGTTTTGCACTGGCCACACTGCCGGTGATGTTGGGCAACTCAGAGCTGAGCGACACCCGGACGGAGTGCGGTTCCTGGATCACATTGGGATAGTTGAGAGCAACGACGCGTTCCTCGATCGTCTCGCCGTACTCAGGAAGGACTGCTCTGCACAGATAGCCCAGTTCGAAATGGTCCACACTGGTTCCGGTGAGCGTCGACAGGTCCGCGCCATTGATCATGATGGCGAAATCCGGGACCGCATGCTCTGAGAGCAGGTGCCGCGCATAATCTGCAGCACTCATGCCGATTGGGATCTCATCCGTTTTGATGTCCGTGCATCTGGTTCTGATTCCATATTTCTGCTGACTTACTGTGTCATCGTAGATCGTGATGGTGGGTGTGCCGTCAGAGTTGCCATCCGTAACGGTGAACACAAGCCTGTTGCACATCTGCTGGTCGCTGACCGTAATCTGTGCGCTCTCGACGTTTCTGGTCACCCGGAATTCGCTGGAAACCTCGTCCGGCATCTGTACCAGGGAAAGCGTCCATGGCCATGTGCTGAAATCATACGACCAGCGATACCCCAGCCTTGCACCTTTGACATCTTCAAGCAGTGCCCACAACTCTGAGTAGTTGACCTTCATCTTGACCGATGCATTCAGATCGCAGGATCCCAACTGCCAGCGAGTTGTGGTCTGTTTGGCGAGGATCAGCTGGATCCACTCCGCAACGGTCCGTGTGGCCTCGTCCTCGGATGCCGGCCAGATGTCATCGGAGAGTGTGTCTGCAGCACCGATCAGCTGCAGCTGACATGTCTGGCCATATCGGTAGGTGCTGCTCACCACCCGGAAGATCCCGGCGGAACCATGCTCTGTGAAAATCTCCACGAAATCGTGCGTGCCAGGAATCTCATCTGCAGACCTGATCGTGATTGTCGCCTTGGGCAGCTCAGACACTGAGAGATCCAGAGAGCAGGACAGAGCCTGCAGTCTGCCGTGCTCAGTGCCGTCTGCATTAAGCCATACAGGGAGTCTCGTCACATCCACGCACCTCCTGCAATCAGTTGGATCGATGAGGCAGCACTGAACTGATATTCGACCGTGTTATTGCCCGGATTAAGGATGACCTCATCCGATCCTCCGCGATACTTCATGACATCCACACCGCCTGACGTGATCTTGAGAAAGCCGCGATCATCATGCAGGAATTTCACATCACCGCCAAGGCCGGACGGATTGCTGACCCACAGTCCCGTACTAGTGGCCGTGCAGGACAGGGTAACCGATGTCAGTCCGGATCCGGTGATGATCGCTGACAATTTGCTCGGTGCATTGCCCGGTACGAAAATTTCCAGCGAACCACCGGACACATCAGATGCGCTCGCTGTTGACGGCACCACGCTCTCCCAGAACGGGTACCAGCCTGCTACAAAATGAATGGCCATGGTTTCTGTCCACTCTCTGAGGCGACCGATCACCGGCATCTGGGAGAGTGTGACAAAGATTTTCTGGCCCGGTCTGGAGGAAATCTCCAGCCAGCCACCGCCGGCGGCCCACTGACAGACAGCCGCAAATGCTTCCAGCCGTCTGTCGTAGTTCCTGCCGTCCCTGATCGCAAACTCAATGATGATTTCCTTTTGCTGATACTGGTTCGTGAGCAACATCTGACCGCCGCCCGGACGATCATTCCACCGCTGGAGCAGTTTCAGCTCGCCTTCGTTGATGTGCTGGAGGAGGATGGACGGATGGACGGATGCCAGATCGACACTATTGAGCCATACCTGCTGATGTCTCATCTCAATCATACCTCCTGCTGTTTACCTGGTCGGCCATCAACTCTTCAATCGTCGGCAGGATGATGGTGCCTGCCTGCTTTCCGTCTATCTCAACCCTCATGCCGCTGAGCGCGTTGAGGAGCATCTGCGGCACACTGTCGCCGCCTGTCTGCTGGGGTCTTCCTGCATCGATCTTGGGAGCGGCCAGTGTGATGCCGTTCATCATGCTCCCGGCCGCACCTGCCACAAGCGGCTCGGTGTCTTCCATGCCTATCGCGAGACCCTGGCCGATGTATCCGCCGTACTCTTCCATCACTCTGGACGGAGAGGCAATCAGCAGAGAGTCAGCAATGATGGAGCTGACAGCATTTGCAAGCCTCTGTGCCGCAGTGATTGCCGTTGCTGCTTTGGCATTGATGCCGTTTGCCAGTCCGACGGAAATGTTTTCCCCGGCCACCTTACTGAAATCAGGGACTTTTTCGATACTTTTTGGCAGCTCATCCAGTTTGGTCATGAGCAGATCCAGCTGAGCAATGGATTCGTCGCTGTCTGCAAACGCATCAAAAAGATCCTGGTATGCGGCGGCTTCCTGGTCCGGTGTCGCTCCGTTTCGCACGATATCCCAATATTTCTGAGCGGCTTCTGCCTGTGCTTCTGTCAACCGGATTACTTCTTCGGCCTGTGCAATGTCCACCTCTGCGGCGGCCTTGACGGGAGGCTGATAAAGCCCGTACACCTGCCCGATATCATCTCCATGCGCTGCATACATCGAGGAGGCAGTAGAAGCATCCACGCCGGCCTCATGCATTACGGTTGCGATCGTCGCAGCAGCCTCTTGCAGAGTGTCTCCGACTTCCTCAGCCTTTGCGGCAACTTCCTTATTCGCAGCTGCTGCCGCTTCTGCTGCAATCGCATTTTCCCTTGCCTGAGAGATCTGTCCGATCATCGGCCCGAAGAATGTACCGAGACCAGCGACGACAGGCCCGAACGCCTTTGCACCGCCTGCCAGAATCGACTTGATGCTAATACCACCAGCCGCCGCACCTGCAGCACCTGCACCGGCAGCAGCACCGCCGACCGTCTTAATAGCACTGATCATCTTCAGGCTGGAAAAGAGCTTAGCTGCATAAGTGGCCGCCTCAAGCAGTTTGAGTCCTGCAATGCCGCCGGCAATCGCGCCGAGCGTCTGCACGACTTTGTCTTTATCTTTCAGCAGGTCCGCAAACGACTGCACGAACGATGCCACATGCTTTGCGGCATCCTGGATCACCTTGTCGAAGTCCTGTTCCGTGAATTCCTTAATGACTCCATCGACAGCTTCGGAGAGTGCCGTCATGGCCTGCTGTCCTTCGTCAGATTCCAGGAATTCGCGCATGGACTGTGCGGCCTTGCTGATGGCATCTGCTACAAGCTGGATGGTCGGAGCGAGTTCTGCGAGCACTTCCAGTTTCAGGGATTCCAGCTGGGAATTCATGTCCTCGATGCTGTCGTTCGCCGTTCCCAGGTTCTTGACTTTCTCTTCAGAGATCACCGGTGCGGCATTTGCGTATTTGTCCCACTCTTCACGGCCTGCCGCAATCAGCGGAGCGAGTTCTGCATAGCTCTTACCGAGCACCTTCTGAGCAAGGACATCGCGCTGGGATGCATTCTCAACGGCACCCAATGCCGCGATCGTGTCCCAGAAAACATCATTGTCACTCCGGAGATTTCCGGAAACATCGCGAGTGGCGACATGCAGCTCATTAAAAGCCAGGGCAACTTCCTTGGAACTGCTGCCCATGTTCTGATTCAGCTTTTCTCTGGCTTTGACGATCGTCTCCACATTTGTGTCAACGAATCGTGCTGCATACTGCCACTGCTGCAGAGTCGTCGTGTCGATGCCGTACACCGTCGCATCGGTCAGCAGGTTGTCTGCCCAGACTGTTGCATCCACACCGGCATCCCATACGGCCTTGGCAAGCTGAGCGGTTTTTCTGATGACCTTATCAATTGTGTCATTGATGCTCTTGATGCCATCCGCAAGCCCGGACCAGCCCAGCTCGGATCCGATTGAGGACAGGGAGCCGTACAGACTGGAAGCCATGCCGTCCACATTGCCCAGTTCGGCTTTTGCTGTGTTGGCATCAGCTGCGATCCCTTGCATGGACTGGCCCAGCTCGTCGTATTTCCTGCCGGCACTATCCAGACCTTTCTCATTGTTGGCCAATGCACCGTTGATCTCCAGCACGGACTGCTGAGCCTCGGCCAGTCTCTTGCGCCACTCCATAACCTTTGTGGAGTTCTGCTCATAACCGG